CAGCAGACCTATTACGCCAAATTCAATGAGGGCGCGCTGCTGCGCGGCTCGCTGAAGGATCAGGCGGAGTTCCTCAAGGCCGCAATGGGCCCGAATGCCTCCTACCTCACGCCGAACGAAGCCCGTGATTTCATGGACCGTAACCCGCTACCCGGCGGCGACGATCTCCCCCGCCCCGGCACCAGCGCGGCGGCGGTCATGCAGGAGGAAGACCAGAATGCGGCGTAGCCCCTTGCTCGCGGTATGCGCGCAGCGTCCCCCCGCCATGCCCGACCTCGGAACTGGCAACGACTGGCAGTTCGAAACGCAGGCCCTCGACCCGGGATTTGCTGCGTTCGAAGTCAAGGCGCTGGCGTCCGACAAGCCGACAATTTCGATCTTCGACCGCATCGGCGCCGATTATGACGGAAACGGCGTCACCGCCTCGCGTGTCGCTGCCGCCCTCCGGTCGATCGGCAACAAGGCGGTGACGGTCGAGATCAACTCGCCCGGCGGCAACTATTTCGAGGGGGTAGCGATCTACAACCTGCTACGCCGCCACGGGCAGGCGGTCGACGTGCAGATCCTCGGCATCGCCGCATCGGCCGCGTCAATCATTGCCATGGCGGGCGATACCATCGCGATCGCGCACAATGCCGAGATCATGATCCACCAGGCGCAGGGCGTGTTCTTCGGCAACGCCGACGACATGGAGGGAGCCATCCCGATCCTGCGCAAGCTCGATAGCGCGATGGTCGATGTCTATGCCGCGCGCACCGGCAAGGGTGCTGACGAACTGCTCGAGATGATGCGGGCGGAAACGTACATTGGCGGAGCCGAGGCCGTGAAGGCGGGCTTTGCCGACAGCGTCATGGAGCGGGAAGCCCAGATGCCGGTCTATGCGAGCGTCGACTCGCCAAAGGACAAGGCGAGCCTTGATAAGTTTCTCGCGACGAAGGGAGTGTCGCGTTCCGAGCGGCGCGACCTTTATCGTGCGATGGGGATGAGCACGCCGCGCGCTGCTGATCCTGACCCTGCCACGCCTCGCGCTGGCGATGAACCGGAGGCAATGTCTCGCCTCCTCCAGGCCATGACGGTCTAACCCCCACATAGGAAAAGCACCCATGTTCATGCAGAACACCGTGCGGACGGCTGGTCCGCGCGCTCGGGGTCTCATCGCCGTGCGCGCCGAGGCTCCGCCGACCATCGATGCGCTCGCGCGCGGTTTCGAGGCGTTCAAGGAGACGCACACCCGCCAGCTTGAGGAAATCAAAAAGGGCGTGGCCGATGTCGTCACCGCCGAGCAGCTGGAGAAGATCAACGCCGCGCTGACCGAATTGCAGACGGCGGTGGACGATCAGGCCAAGATTCAGGCCGCCGCCAAGCTGGGCAATGGGGCCGTGATCGGTGACCTTCAGGCCGACCCCGAATATACCGCCGCTTTCAGAGCGCATATGCGCAAGGGCGACAAGGCCCCCGCGGATATCCAAGCTGCGATGCAGAAGGGCACCGATGCCGATGGCGGGTATCTGGCTCCGATCGAGTGGGACCGCACCATCGGCGAAAAGCTGAAGCGCATCAGCCCCATGCGTCAGGAATCCCGCGTCATCACGATCGGCGTTGCGGGCTTCAAAAAGTATTTCGGCGACCGAGCAGTCGGGTCCGGCTGGGTCGGCGAGACTGCCAGCCGCCCCGCCACCACCACTCCGCAAATCGGCATCGTCGATTTCACTCCCGGCGAATTGTACGCGAACCCGGCCATCACCCAGCAGCTTCTGGACGATGCCGCCGTGGATCTCGAACAGTGGCTGGGCAGCGAGGTCGACACCGAATTCAATCGCCAGGAGGGTATCGCCTTCCTATCCGGCGACGGGTCCAACAAGCCTTATGGCGTGCTGACCTATGTGACTGGCGCTGCAAACGCGACTCGGCACCCCTATGGCGCGATCAAGGCCGTGCCGTCTGGTTCGGCGGCGGCTTTCAGCGGCGATGGCCTGCTGGATGTCATGTACGATCTGCCCAGCGAGTTTTCGGCCAACGCCAAATGGCACCTGAACCGGCTGTCGCTCAAGGACATCCGTAAGTTGAAGGATGGCCAGGGAAATTACCTGTGGCAGCCCAGCTATGCGTCGGGCCAGCCTCAGACGCTCGCGGGCGCGCCGGTGGTCGAATATCCCGACATGCCGACCGTCGCGGCCGGTAACATCGCTGCGCTCTTCGGCGACATGGAGGCCACGTATCTGGTCATTGACCGCGTGGGCATCCGCATCCTGCGTGACCCGTTCACCAACAAGCCGTTCGTACACTTCTACACCACGAAGCGCGTCGGCGGCGGCGTGCACAACCCCGAGCCGATGCGTGCCGTGAAGATCGGTACCGCGCTCTAATCTCCGCCGGGCCGGTTCGTTACCGGCCCGGTTCCTCGAAGCCGTGGTGCGCCACGATTTCGATGAACCAAGGAGAGCCCCATGGACACGACCAGCCAGAACAACGTCGCACCCGCGACCGAAATCGACACTTCGGGCGCGCCCCAGCAGATCGTCCCCGATGTCGATATGGACCATCCGGCCGTCGACAATGACCCGCGCGCGGGGACCACGACCGAGCAGAACCGCATCGACTTCAACGACCCGACGATTTCGGGGTCGGATCAGGTCGCCATCAACCTGGGCATGAAGACCGAGGAAGAGGCCGCCAAAGAGGCCAAGCGCGCCGCCAAGAAGGGCTGAAGCCCTTTCGGCTCCTCCAGCGAGCGAGGTAAATTATGGACATCGTCTCGCTGGAGGATGCCCGGCGCCAGCTGCGGCTGGGCTCCGACACGTCGCGTGATCAGGAATTGCAGGACTGGATCACCGACGCGCAGGGCTGGATCGAGGACTATACCGGCCACACCCTGACGCTGCGCGATGTGACGCAAACCTTTACCGGCTTCGAAACCATGGCTCTGCGGGCTTGGCCCGTTGCCGCGTCGGCCGTGCCGATCGTCACCTATACCGACCAGGCAGGGAATGCGGTCAGCGTTCCCACCGCGCGCATCGATGTCTCGCGCCGCCCGGCGCGGGTGGTGCCGTGGATCGGGTCGCGCTGGCCTTCGGTATCGGCAGGAACGACCGTCACCGTCACCGTGGCGGCCGGATATGCCAGCGCCGACGACGTGCCCCGCAATTTCCGTCGGGCCGCGTTGCTGCTGATCGGCGCATATGATGCGGACCGCGAAGGCGGTGAGATCATGCAGGCGGCAGAGGAAACAGCGCGTCGCCTCTGTGGCGGCAAGCGGGCTCGGTCGCTGTGAAGCGCGGTAAGGGGCTATCCAGCCGCCTCAACAACGAGATCGAGATCGTCCGTAAGGTCGAAACCGATACCGGTACCGGCGGGTCCACGGAGAGTTGGGAGGTCCTCGCCAAAGTACCGGCCGAGGTTATCGGGCTGACCGGGAGCGAGGTGCTGACCGAAAAGGTTCTGCAAGGTATCCGGGTCTATCGGATCACGATCCGTCACCGCACTGATGTAACCGAGGAATGCCAGGTCCGGTACGGAGATGAGGACCTCAATATCCGATCTGCGCTTGATCCGAAGGGGCAGCGCGAAGAGACCGTGATCCTCGCCGACACCGATGGCGCGCTGCCGACCCGCTGATGGCCGTCTCCCCGCGCAATGTGCAGGGCCTCGCCGAGGCCTATAGCCTGTTCGACCGCCTCCCATCGGCAGCCGAGCAGGAACTGGGCGTGGAGATGGTGGCGATCGGGCGTGAGGTGCTCGCCGCGCAGAAGGCAGACGTCGCGAAGGAAACGGGCACCTTAGAGAGCGCGCTGTCGCTCCAGGCGATTCTGGCGCGGCTCAAGGTCCGGATCGGCCTGCTGAAAGGGGCGCGCGAAGCCTACAAATTCAACGGGCGCGTCCGTCGCGCCATCCAGGGCGGCCCCTTCTATGGCCGTTTCGTGGAATTCGGTCGCCGGGCGCAGACGGTGCTCGTCACACGCCGCATCCGTGCCGCCAACCGCCGCTTGGCGGGCAACAATCGCAAGGGCAATAACCGGCGCGTGCTGTTCACCGGCGACAAGACGCGATTGCGCCGTCGCGGGCCGAACAAGGGCACGCCGGTCGGCAGCGCCTATAAAATCCGCGTCAAAGCACTGGCCGCTCGGCCGTTCGTGGCGCAGCCGCTGCTCGCTGACGTCGCCGATGCCCACCTATCCGATTTCTGGGCCAAGGCCCTGGAGCGCTTGGGGACTGGTTCATGACCGCACCGCTCGACCTTCTCACCGGCGCACAGGATGCCACCGTAAAGCTGCTGCGCGACCAGCTTCCCGCCGGTCAGCGCGAGATGGTCCGGCATTCGCTCAAGCAGGGCACCATGCCGCCGTTCCACCTCGTCGGCGATATGGACAGCGACAATATCGGCGGGAAAGACGAGCAGTTCGAGCAGATCAACGTCGACGTCCACACCGTCTACAAGGGCGCCGACCGGCGCGAATTGCTGGGGCTGATGCACACCGTCCGCATCGCGATCGACGGGAAATCCCTGACGATCGGCGGCATGCTGTTCCGTTTCCAGTTCGCAGGCGCGGCGGCCAGCACCGCGGCGGCCGACGGCGTCACCTACGCCGGGATCACCACAATCGAAGTCTACGCAGAACCCGCCTGATCCGGCGGCAATAGGAGTAACGACCATGGCGAACGAACAGGGCGACAACTGGCGCCTCCACATCAAGGTCGGGAACGCATATGTCCCGATCGCGGGTGAAACGAACCTGGAATGGCAGAGCCAGAACACCGAAAACGACATCAGCGACAAGGATTCGGGCGTCTACGGCGCGACCCAGTACGGCAACAAGAAGATCACCTTCACCGTCGCGGGCAACCTGAAGCTGCCGGATCCGGGCTTCGCCGCCCTTGAAGCGGCGTCCAATGCCAGCCCCCCGGCGGCCGATATCCAGATCAAGAAGGGCGCCAACGTCAAGTATCAGGGCCCAGTCGGCATCGGCAACTTCTCGGCGACCTTCCCGAAGGGCCAGCCTGCGACCTATTCGGTCAACCTGGCCAACTCGGCGGCCCCGACCGTCAACGCGCTCAGCGCGGCGGACGCGAGTTCGTAAGCCATGGCGGCTGCGAACAAGATCCGCGGCGAGCATTCGCTCAAGCTGGGGGGGCGGACCTTCGTACTCCGCCCTTCCCACGCCGCCATCGTCGCGATCGAGGACGAAACCGACCTCGGGTTGCTGGAGATCATCTCGGCGGCCGCGCGAGGCGGGCTGCGCCAGCGGCACATGGGGATCATCGCGGCCGAACTGATACGCGCCGGTGCGAAGGCGGAATCGGACAAGCATGTCGATGCCGAGCGGATCGGCGAGATGATATACGAGGCGGGGACTGGCAAGGCCCTGGCGACGATCCAGCTGTGTCTCGTCGACGCGGCCACCGGCGGGCGCACCGCCTCGGGGGAAGCGAAGGCGGCGGCAGTGGTGACGGACGGGGACGCTGGCGCCGCCTGATGGGGCTGGCCTTGGACGCATTCGGGTGGAGCCCTGACCAGTTCTGGTCATCCACACCGCATGAATTCTGGGCTGTGGTTGATGCGCGGATAGCGGCAGCGAAACGGAGGGGCTGATGGCAAACCGGACCACCCGTGAACTGTATTTGCAGGTCGGCGGCAATGTCGCTGGTCTCCAGACCGCCAGCAAGGCGGGCAAGAGCGCATTGCTGGAGATCGGCGGCGCGGCGGCCGACGTCCAGGCGGTGGTCGAGAAGGCGTTCAGCGACATGGCGTCCAACGCCCCGTCGGCGGCGAAGGCCTTGGAGCGCAGCTATAACCAGACGTTTGCTGCCATCCGCGCCAATGCCCAGGCCGCCCTCTCCTCGCCGTCCGATATCGGCGCGCTCCAGATCCTCGACGCTGGCGCAGCGGATCGCGCCGCGGATGCGGCTGAAAAGCAGGCGCTGGCGCTGCGGCAGGTTGCAACGGCAGCCGCCCAGGTCGCCCAGCGCGCCGGTGAGGCGGGCGAAGCCGAGCGCGTGCTTGCGGTCGCGGCGGCGGCCAATGCCCAGCAGGCGGAGACCGAGGCGGCGGCCTTGCGCAATCAGGCGAACGTCCTCAACTCGGTCAGCACCGAGCTTGTCGGCATGGGCAATGCGCACCGTGTCGTCGCCACCCGTTCGGAACAGCAGCGCCAATCGACCATCATGCTGGGTCAGCAGCTGCAAGACTTCTCGGTGCAGGTGGTCAGCGGCCAGAGCGTCGCCACCGCGTTCGCCCAGCAGATCGGTCAGGCGGCGTTCGCCGTGCAGGGCATGGGCGGAAAACTGGAGGGCGTCGCGAACTTCCTGACCTCCGGTTGGGGCATCGCCGCGACGATCGCGCTCACCGTCCTCGCCCCCCTCGTGTCCAAGGTGCTGGAGCATTCGGACGCGCTTGGCGATGAGACGGACAAGCTGAAAAAGAATGCCGAGGGCGCGGCCGTCGCCGATCAGGCGAAAAAGGCATTCGCTAGCACCGAGGCCGGTCTCATTGACGATGTGCGCCAGCTTACGAAGGAGATCGAGAAGCAGAACGACGCGCTGCTGACCAACTCAGAACGCCTTAATATCAAGGCGAAGGAAGACCTGAGGGGCCTGCAAAAGCGTCGCGCCGACCTGACGCAGGAATTGGCGACGGCGCGTGAAAATGAAAAGCGCAGCAATGATGCTCCGGGCGATCCCGAAGGGGGCTTGGCTGTCGGCCGCATCGCCGCATCGCGAGTTGTTACCGACCTTGAGGCCCGGCTGAAGGCCGTCAATGCCGCCATTGCCACCGCCAGCGCCGATCGGCTGGAGACCCAGAAGGACCTAGCAGGAGAGGCTGCGCGGCGTGCCGTCGATCCGCTTGAGCAAATCCGCCGCAAGTATGAGGGTGCCAATGGCCTGATCGAGCAGGCCAAGAAGCAGGCGACCGCCGAAGAGGTGACAAACGGGGTTCTGACCCGCCGCCTCGTGCTGCTCCGCCAGCAGCAGAAAGAAGAGACGGAGGCCGCGCAAAAGCGCCAGCGTGACGCACGCGCCACCCCGAACAACAATCAGATCGGCCGCAGCATCGATGTCACCGAGGCCATCCGCATCGCGAACAGCATCGGCGGCAAGGTCACCAGTGACGTTCGCTCGACCGAGCGGCAGGCGCAACTATACGCGGACAAGCTCGCTGGCCGCCACATAGGACCGGTCGCGAAGCCCGGCACCAGCGACCATGAGCGCGGCCAGGCCATCGATATCGCCTATGGCCCTGGCATCTCGGTGTCGTCGATCCGCAAGGCCTTCGCCAAGGAAGGCGTCGCCATCAGGCAGTTGCTCGATGAGAAAGAGCAGCGAGTCTATCACGTGGCGTTCGGTCCGAAGGGCAAGTCGCAGGAGACGATCAACCGGCAAGCCGAGGCGGCCGAGCAGAAGCGCGCGCGTGATGCAGAAGCCTATGCCCAGCTGAAGCTGCGGGCCGACGAGGAAGCCGTTCAGCTGCGCCGCTCGCAGGTCACCGACATTGCAGCAGCGGCGGACCTAGATGCCCAAGCCGTCGAGATCGAGCGTCAGCGCCTCGCTAGCGCGGCGGATGCCGGGGTCACGCAAAAGCGGTGGAGCCAGGCTCAGGCTGATGCCCTGAAGGCGGTCTATGCGTCGAATGCCGCGGCGAAGACCACGGCGATCCGTGACGCGGAAGCGCAGCGCCTGCTCGACCAGCAACTGGGCGCCGAGCGCGATCAGCTGCAGAACGCCAGCGCCCTCCTCCAGATACAGGGCGACCTCGCTACCACCAACGCCGAGCGCAAGCGGATCGCGCTGGAACTGCTGGCCAATGACGAGAAGTTGCAGCGCGCGCAGGCCGTGCGGCTCATCGGGTCGACCAACCCCGACGACTGGGCGCGCGGGGAAGGCATGCTCCGGCAAATCGATGCCGAACGGCCGGGCAAGACGGAGCAGATCAACCGCCAATTCGCCGACCCGCTGGAGACCTATCGGCGCCAGCTGCAACAGGCGACCGGCGACATGGATACGGCGCTCCAGGGCGTCGCGGTCCGCGGCTTCCAATCGCTCGAGGATGGGCTTGTCGGCCTGATTGACGGGACGGAGAATGTTGCCGGGGCGTTCAAGCGCATGGCGGCGTCTATCCTCGCCGACCTCGCGCGCATCGCGATCCAGAAGGCGATCCTCTCCGCCCTGCCCGGCGTCGGGAAATTCCTCGGCTTCTCCACGGGTGGCGAGGTGAAGGGACATGCCGCGGGCGGCCTGATCCTTGGCCCCGGCACAGGCACCTCGGACGATATCCTGTCCTGGCTGTCGAATGGGGAATTCGTCATGACGGCGGCGGCGACCCGGCGCTATCTGCCGATGCTGAAGGCGATGAACGACAACAAGCTGCCTGCCTTCGCAGCGGGCGGTATGGTCGGCAACGTCGTCGCGCTCCCCAGCGTCAACGGCGCCTATCGTGATGTCGCGGCGGCGCGCCAGCAGCGGATTGCGGCAGACGTGAATGTCCGCGTCGATGCGGGTCCCGAATTCGATGCCAAGATGACCGGCGTTGCGGTCCGCACCGTAGGCGCGGCAGCGGAGCCCATCATGGCAGGATCCGAAGCCCGCGTGATGCGGTCGCTGCGCCGCCCCTCGCTACCGGGAGCCCCAGGCTGATGCGCGTCGAGATGCCACGGACGCCAGTCGCGGCCGAAATCGAATGGATGCTGGATCAGCCCAGCCAGACGAACCGGTCCGAATTTAACGGGCGCGGCGGCGCGCGGACCAACATTCTCGCGGGCGGCGCGCGATGGTTCGCCAAGGTTACCATGCCGGTGGTGCTGTCCGAGCGGCAGTTCCGTCCCTGGCGGTCGTTTCTCGCCAAGGTCCGCGGGCGCGCCAACGTTTTCCGGGTGAAGGCGGTCGAACAGCCGCAGGTTGGCTTCCACTGCGTCGTCGTCGCCGACGGCGCCGGACAGAAGGGCTATTCGCTGAAGACGAAGGGCTGGTATCCCGGCGCGCAGATGCTCGACGGCATGTTCCTGACCATCGGCGACACCCTGCTGGTCGTGGATGGTGACACCGTCATTGCGGGCGTCGACGGCAAGCTGACCATCGCGGTGAACCCGCTCATTCCCGATGGCGTGGCGGACGGCGCGGCGATCGAGGTTCATGAGCCTTGGGCGCTGCTCCAGATGAGCGACACGCGCAACGGCTATACCGTCGGACGCGGTCAGACCTATTCCGTCAGCTTCCAGGCGGAGGAGCTATGAGCGTCCCTTCCTCACCCGACGCTGCTGGTGCGGAAGCGCTGGCCGAGCGGCTGCGCCACCCGGTCACCTTCTGCTTTCTCGACATCCTCGGCGAGCCGGTCCGCGTGACCAACGCACCCTACAGCTTCGCGTTCAGCGGGACCGGCGACGAGGATTTGGACGGCTTCACCTTCGACGCCGTCGACCCGCGTGTGGTGTCGGTCGGCACGGTGAAGGCGAAAGAGGGTGGGTCGGATACGCTGGTCCTCCAGCTGTCCGGCATTCCCGGCGTCGACGCGGACATGCTCGACCAGATCATGACGCGCACGAACTGGCAGGGACGCGACGCGCGGCTGTGGAAAGCGTTGCTCGACCCGCAGGACCCAAGCCGGATCATCAGCATGTGGTCCTATTTCACCGGCTATATGGCGGTCCCCCGGATCAGCGGCAGCCGGTCGAGTCAGACGATTACGCTGGAGGTGGAGACGTATCTGGCGTTCTTCGGCCAGGCGTCGAACCGAACCTATCTGGATCAGGCGGCGTTTGATCCTGGCGACCGATCGGCCGAGCTATCGATCGCCATCGCCAACGGCGCGAGCAAGCGGACATGAGGGCGCCCCGACTGCCCGATTGGGAGGCGCGACTTGCGGCCTATCTGGAATCGCACCGGCTTCGCCCGTTCGCTTGGGGTGATCATGATTGCTGTCTGTTCTGCGCGGGGGCTGTGGAGTCTATGACTGGCGTAGATCCGATGCCCGAATTCCGTGGGCGCTATTCCACTGCGATCGGTGCCGAGCGCGCCTTGCGTCGCTACGGGGGCGGCACGCTCGACGCCACGCTTGATGATAAATTCACGCCTGTCACGGCCAGCCTCGCGCGGCGCGGTGACATCATCATGTCGGGTGGTCTGCTCGGTATTTGCCTGGGGCTGCACCTCGTCGCTGTGGGGCAAGAGGGTGAGCGTGAGGGGCTGATCAGGATCGCGCGCAGCGCGTGGGATCAGCCGCTGGCGTGGCGCGTAGGCTGAAAGGCATCGGATGGCGAAAGCTTTAAAGGTCGCCGCGCTAGTCGTGGGCGGCGTCGCACTCGCTGCTACCGGTATTGGCGCTATCGGTTTGGCTGGCTTCGCTGGCACACTCTCGGTCGCTGGAATCTCGACGACGGCCCTATTTCTGGCATCTTCGGGGCTATCGATCGCAGCTGGCCTTCTCCAGAAAACGCCAAATGTTACCGGATCGCAGACAGACCGCCTCCATGCGACGATCGATCCCCGCGCCTACCGCAAAGAGGTGTTTGGCTCGACCGCCATGGCGACCGACGTCCGGTACGAAGAGTGGCATGGCGCGAACCAGGACTATTGCTCTTGGATAATCTGCGTCGCCTCCCACGCCATCGAGTCGATTGATGAGATTTGGTTGAACGACGAGTTGGCATGGACAGCGGCGGGCGGCCCCCAAGGCAAGTTCGTCGGGTATTTCTCGGTCCCTCACCTGACGCTCGAAGCTCAGGCCAGCGACGGCTATACCTTCGGATCCGGCCGCTGGAACGGCGACCGTCGCCTGACCGGCTGCGCTTGGCTTCACCTGCAATTCAAGGTCACGGGCAACAGCAAGAAGGCGGAGAGCCCGTTCAGCGGTGGCCCGACCAACCGCATGACGATCATCGGTAAGGGCGCTCGGCTGTATGATCCCAGCCGCGATTCGACGGTGCCGGGTGGTTCGGGGCCGATGCGCGCGAACGACCAGTCGACCTGGCGCTATGTGACCGATGATGGCGAGGTGATTGGGGAGAATCTGCCGCTCCAGATCCTGCGCCGCCTGCTCGGCTGGTGCATTCGCAACCCGGTGACGGGGGAAATGAAGTTGGCGCTGGGCTCGGGTATCCCGGCGAAGCGGATCGATGTGATGTCTTTCATGGTCGCCGCCCGACTGGCTGAGGAGCCTGTCATTCGGTCGGCAGGCGGCACCGAGCCGCGCTATCAGGGCGCGGGCGTGATCAGCGAGGGCGATGATCCCAAGACGGTCCTCGACATGCTTTGCGCGGGCTGCTGCGGCCGCTTCCGCGACACGGGTGGACGGCTGTCGCTGGTCATCGCGCACAACGACCTCGCCGAGGGCGCGATCGACGACGGACTGAACGAAGACGACGTCATCGGCGATTTCACCTTCGACCCAGACCCATCGCTGGAGGCCACGCCGAACATCGTCCGCGGGCGCTATGTCGATCCCTCCCCAGCCTCGCTCTATCAACTGATCGACTATCCCGAGATTCGTATCCCGAGCATCGACGGGATCGATCGCGTATTTCCGCTCGACCTAGGCGTAGTGGAAAGCCCCAGCCAGGCGCAGCGGATCGGCAAGCAGGTGCTTCAGCGCAAGCAGCTGACGCGGTCCTTCAAGGCGCCGTTCGATGAGAGAGCGTGGCGCTGGCCTGTAGGCAGCGTCGTGCCGTTCACATTTGCTCCGCTCGGATTCGTTCGGCAGCTCTGCCGCGTCGCATCGCAGGACATCTGCGATGAAGGCTCGAACCGGGGCGCATGCATCATGGAGCTGTCTCTCGAATATCAAGAAATCTATGCTTGGGATGGTAGCGACAAGGCCCCAGTCCGCGCTATCGCCGCGCCCGGCTACAATCCCGCGCTCGACCCGCTGGCCCAAGCTGTCATCCAAGCCGTGACGCCAATCGAGCAGTTGCTGATCGCCAGCAGCTATACGGTCGGGGCCACGATCAGCGCGGCGGATGCCTCGGGCAGCGCAACGGCGACGATCTCCGACCATAGCCGGGTCTATCAGGACCGCACCGTCGCGGTGACTGGCTCGACCATTGCCGGTCTGACCAGCTCGACCACCTATTTCTTCTATTACGATGACGTGGCGCGCGCGGGCGGAGCGGTAACGATCATCGCCACGACCGACGGCGCCGAGGCGTTCCCATCCTCCACCGCGCCAGCTCGGCACTATGTCGGCTCGGTGACGACCCCGGCCCCTGGCGGCGGTCCGTCGGATGGTGGTGGATCCAGCCCGCCCGGCGGCGGCGAGCCGATCCGCTACCCCGAAGAACGCCTCCCCTAACCGTAAATCGGAGCACCATATGGCGCATACTGCCTATCTGCCGATCATCGCCGATCGCTATGGCGCCGTCGTGCGTCACATCTTCGTCGCCGGGCTGGACCTGACGGGCATCGATATGCGCGCACAGGTCCGCTTGTACGGCGATGTCCCCGGCGCGCCGCTGGTCGACCTGACCACCGTGACCAATGGCAATGCCCAGGGGTTGCGCCTGGTCGAGGTGACCAGCGACGGCATCGGCATCCCGACCAGCCATGTCGAGCTCGTCATCAATGAATCGACGATGGAATCGCTACCCTACGCCGGGGAGATCGGCGACGTTACGACGCTGGCTTGGGATTGGCAGGTCACCATCGCGGGCCGCAAGCGCCGTCTGGCCAAAGGCGAGTTCCAGATCACCGGCGACGGCGTCACCGGTGCCGAGTCCGCTCCCGCCAATCGCATCGCCCCCTTCGGCCTCCCCCAGCGTCCCGTCGCCGACGTCTGGTCGTCCGCCCGCATGACTTTCGGAGAAGAGCAAGTGACCGTGCAGATTGATGGGGCGGATCTGGTCGCCCCCCTCGCCAAAAAGGCGTCTGACGCCGCAGCGTCAGCCGAAGCGGATCGCACCGGGGCTGAACTCGCAGCGGCCACGGCGCTGGCCGCCAGCCGGTATTTCCCGTCAAAGGCGGCGGGTGAGGCGGGAAGTGCAGTCGACCAGGCATTTTCGACCAATGATGCAGGAGTTCTTGTCAGCTACCGCCGCACTGCGGGCGGTTCGGTGGAAATCGCCCGATCTCTGACACCGGCGTCTATGGCGGCTTCGGATGGCCTCAGCCGAGTCGGCTTCAATCAGGGCTCAGCATTCGTCCAGACGCGGATGGCGCTGGACAAGCTGCGCGAGCTCGGTGCCAGCGTACGTGATACCGCAGCGAAGGGAGACTTTGATGCCGACGACACTGACGCGGTTCAGGAGATCATCGACCACTTCGGTGCGCGCGGCGGCCGTTTTCACTTCCCGCCGGGCATTTTCCGGACGACCCGCCCGCTCGTAGTCGGCTTGGGACTTCGGGAGCAGGCCATTTTTGGGCAAGGGCAGCGCGGGGTGTACCCCGGCCAGATCGACCCCAACACGTATCAGGGCGATCTCGCGGTCATCGTGCCGATGCACACGGAGCGCGCGGCAATCACCTTCTCCGGACAGACCGGCGATTCGAGCGTCACATTTCGCGATTTGGCAATTGCCACCATGACCGACGGCCCACGTCCGCAAGCCTGCTTCGGATGGGACACGACCGATCTCCAATTCCTGCGAAATTTCCGCATTTTCGGCGTGTCGATCAATGATTTCGTGTCGGCTTTCGACACCTATCAGACGAGCGGGGACATGAAACAGGTGGGTCTGCTTTGGGTCAGGGACTGCAACATTCACCGCAACGAGCATATTGCTCGGTCGCTAAACGATACGCAGTGGAACGGATTTTCTTTCTGCTTCAACGAGGCGGGCCAAAATGGTTACAATGTCGGCCATGGTGGGATCGATATATCGGGCCACAATGTCACGATTCTCGGCAACTGTCTCGAGGGCATGCGCGATCCCATCAAAGTCCGCGGGGCATATCGAGGCATCTATATCCACGCCAACTACCTTGAAGCTTGCGTCGGCAAGGCCCTCATCGATCTCCAAGGTGCACGGACATACGACATCGGAACCCAAGCCGAGCTTGCCCTTGATTTCGCCAACCTCGATCATGCGGTCTTGCTGACGAATTGCGGAAAAGGCACATCGGCGATCCCCTACCGCCCCTTCGGGGTGCACAAGATGCCGCCCCAAATTAACGGCAACGATGGCCGGCTTGGTGACAACGTCAATAATCCCTCGATCGGTACGGCGAACGAAGGATGGTGGCGCTGTGACAGTCTGGACGCTGCAAATTATGGGCGCGAGCCGGAAGCGGCGAGCATATCCCGTGCCCGCTCTCCGGTCAGTGCACGTGAAGCGAATCCCTTGGGCGGTGGCGGCGCGCTTCCGGTAGCAGAGCATATCTCAAGCGGCGCGGGTGCGATCAGCGATGAGCGGACGCTGGCCGGTGCGAGCGGCGATTGGTGCGTCATCTCCTGGCTCTTCAAGCGGGGGCTTCATACTGGTGACGCTGATCAGCCTTACCTCTCGATTGACGTCAATGGAGATGGCTCGCCTGGGCCGATGGATTATCCAATCAGCGAGTGGAACACTTGGTGGCGGGCGGGCGAGTGGTGCTTGCTGACGGCGGCGGTCAAACTGACAGCGCCCATGTCAAGCGTCCGTCTCACGTTCTTCCCGTTCGGGGTAAACCCGCCAGCCGGCCGAGTGACGCGCTATCTGCGGCCGATCGTTTACACCACCAACGCCCCCGACAAAATCGTGCCGTTCATCGATCAGGATTTCGCTCAGACGGTGACGGCGTCACCGGCGGCTGGGCAGTGGCGGGCGGGTGACCAGCTGAAGAACGCCAGCCCATCTAGTGGCGCGACACGGTTCGTCTGCACCGCTGACGGCGCGCCAGGTACTTGGATTTCGGCCTAAGCAGCCTCTTCCAGTGGCATCCCAAGATAAGGATTCCCGAGCCTGACGCGCGGTCTGTGGGCATGATAATCGCGCGTGAAGTATGGGTGCTGTAAATCCAGCATCCAATACATTTGGTCCAGCCAGAGGGCGTTTTTAAAAAGCCGCCAGTTCCGGAGGCCGTTCATTTTCACCACCTTGCGGTGCAGCCGATCGCGATTGAATTCGTCCACCGCCAGAAGCTCACCCGCGAATTGGTGGTGGTCGATGTTGTTTACGTCATCAAGGTAGACGGGTAGCCGGGGCAGAAAGGGAAAATCGTCGGCATCGAATAGGCGTAGCGCGTCGGTCGTGCTCGACCAGTAATCCACATCGATCGACACGAAGCCGATGAAGTCACCCGGCTCCAATATATCGCGCAGATCGCTTAGACGTTCAGTGATCGGGCCATAGAGGACGGAGGCATTGGACGGCAATGCGCGGTCAAGAGCGGCTTGGTCGTGCGGCTCGAAGTCTCCGTCCAAATATTTCTCGGGATGGTCGCGGTAATCGACAGGAGCAGGCATTCCCGAGCCCGCATCAAATCCGATGCACCGAAAAGGCATATCGTGATGGCGGCCCAGTGCCGCGCCGACCCGGCATAGATTCATCAGGCCAGCGCCTGATGCCACACCGAATTCGATGAAAACCAAGCGCTTAATCCCCAGCCGTTCCCGCTCTTTTGCTGCGAAGGCGAAGGCCTGCTGAAGGCCGAAAGCGTAAGGCTGGCGTGGGACCAGATCATAGTCGATTTTACGCGTGATGCTGCCAAAGGCCGCGACGCCAATCGAGGCCAGATTATAGAGGATCGGCTCCCCCGCCCGCTCCCGCCAAATGCGGGCCCAAATATGTGGTTCGAGCAGCTTCCTCAACATTTTGCCGATTCTCCTTGCGGGACGCGAAACCCCTGATCGCTCACCCGCCGAGCGCCTAGGTGACGAGCTAACTGGCGAGCGCGATTGTCGACCGCCCCTGCCGCGCGACGAACATGCTGCCCTGGTCGCCCGGTAAATGAAGTGACATGGTAATAGTCGGTGGGCTCCGGGCTCGCTGGTGAGAAGTAATAGTTCGACACGCACTGCCGCTGGACGTCGGCAATGATCGGGCTGACCGAGTGCCAGGAGTGACGGTTGGTTTCCATCACGACCAGCCGGTTGAAGCGCGAATGTATCGTTTCGGGGGTGCGAACACGGTCATCCCACAGCTCAAGATTGCCGCCGACGCCATCGGGGAAGTCCGGTGTCACATAGAACAGAAGATTTAGGCGGCGATAGCGCGTCCGGGTGGCCTCGTGGCTATTGTCGATGTGGGGATTGAGGAAATCACCCCGCTGCATGACGGACAGCCCGCCAGCGTATAGCGTCGGGTCGCCCGTCATTCCTGCGATGCCGGTCTGCGTGGCTATGAGCTGAGCAATCTCCGGCTGCTGGAATGCATAGGTGATGTCCGCCAGTAATGGCGGCAGGATATCGAACCGGCTGGAGGTCGATTTCCTCTCTCGAAAGCTGGCTCGGCGGCTGAAGGCACCCTGTCCGCGCTCGAAAGCGGCGCTGATCTCGGTAGCCCATCCGGCAGGCAGAAGGTCGTCGACAACTGCGTAGCGTGTCGCGGTAAGCGCGCCGGGCGCGCGCCACTGTGCTTCGATGTCCACCGACCGCAGGCGGTCGAGGATCGCTGAGGCGAATAGCTGCTGGTCCATCTCGCGAGTCTGCTCGCCGCGCGCCACCTGTTCAAGCTCAATAACACACTCAATACGGAGTGAAATCGATGGACAATGTAAGCTTCGCGGCCCGTGCGGTCGCGACGGGGGATGGCGCATGACCGTTGGAGCCCAGGCCGCCGAAGCTGTCGTGCAGACAGCTGCTGGCGGGTCTATCCGGGCGGGTGTCTGGACTGGCGTCATCCTCGCCGCGATCGGCGTCATCTCGCTGGTCGTGCGGCAATGGGGGCCGTGGCAGATCATCGCGCGTGACACCCGGCGGGCGGACATGGAGGGGATGGGCCGCCGTATCGCGGATCTCGAAAGCAGACTCGACCGCCAGACCGCCGCGCATGAGGTGAAGCTCGAGCAGGAGCGCGCGCAGCACGCGGCCGAGCTCCAGATCATGCGGCATCGGATGAATAACCTCGACCAGTGCCTGACCATGTTGCTGGCGCTCATCGAGCTCGACCCGGCCAAGGCTCGGGAGTCGGCCTCCCGCGTCCGCCAGATGCGCGAGCGTCAGGAAGCGCTCGAGGTCGCCGAGAAAGGCGCGATTGCCGCCGCTCGCATTGCCTCACCAACCACGGAGGAAACCTGATGTCCGACGTCGACCGCCATTGGCGTTACGTGATCGCTCTGGTGCTGATCGTCGGTTATCTCGCGCTCGCGGGCGCTGCGTTCTTCCACGAGGTCCCGGCGAACAACACCCGCTTCGTCGACGGCTATTTCACGGGCCTCGGCCCGATCGTCGGCGCGGCTGTCGC